AGTTTAACAGAATTAAAAGGTATTGATATTTCAAAATATGATATTAAAAACAAAAGACAAATTTTAAGAAACTGTGTAGAACCAGAATTAGGTTTGCATATAATAAACCAATTAAATGAAAGTTAAAAGAACATTTTTTAATTCACGGAAGGATAGATTATATGACGATTATGTTGATATAAACAACTACTTGTGGATAATTTTATTTGATAGTGGTGCAGAACTTACTTTTATTTTACGAGATTTAAAAAAAGATAATAACGTAATAAATTATATTTATAAAAAACTACACAGTAGATTTGACAATATAATGGAGATAGAAAAAAGCACAATAACTGATGTAGAATATAATTTAATGAAACAGGCAAATATACCTTCTATAATAAAGATATGTTAGATAAATACCTAATTGAAAACTATGATAAGCTAAAGGACATGGCTTTCAATATAGCAGGTAAAAAAGGAAAAGACGACTTATTAAGTTTTGTTATTGAAGAACTATACAAATGCGATCAAGAAAGAATAGATGAAATTATAAAAAAAAATCAATTAACATTTTACATTGCTAGAGTAATGCTCAATCAATACCATTCTAAAACAAGTCGCTATTATTACAAATACAATAAGTATTACGAATATCACACAACAACCACTATAGAAAGCATAACAGCAGACAATACAGAATACACTATAAAAGATAAAAACCAAATAGAAGAAAGATTAGATTGGATTGAAGAAAAACTAAAAGACTGTTATTGGTTTGATTCGCAGGTTTTTAAGGTTTATTATTTAGAAGAACATAGTTTGAATAGTATGGCGAAAGCAACTAAGATAAATAGAAACACACTATTTAAAGCTATTAATAATGTCAAGAAGTATTTAATTAAAGAAAAAGAAAATGTTTAACGATCAAGAAGAAGAAGTCATTGCAAATGTAATTGTTGCATTAGTAACTTTGTTTTGTTTAGGACTTTTATCCATAGCTATAATATGAAAAAAAGTAGAATAATAAGAGCAATCAAAAAAGCTGATACTGATATGATTAAAAAATACAATATGGTATCATTTAGTGATGAAAAAGGAAAAACCTATGTTCTAGGAACAAAAGAAGGTTTTGACATAAAGATTAACGAAGCTGTTAATTTTACAATTCATAAGGTATTAGAAAAAATAGATGACGATACAATAAGAGATAAATTTTTAAATTCAATAAAAGATGACAAAAAGTAAAGGTTTAGGAGATTCAATAGAAAAGGTATTCAAAGCTACAGGAATAGATAAGGTTGCTAAAAAAGTGCTTGGTGAAGATTGTGGTTGTGAAGAAAGAAAAGAAAAGCTAAATAAGATGTTTCCGTATGCAAAGGTTAGACAATTCACAGAAGATGAAATGTCAATATATGAATCTGTTCTTCCTAGAATTGGAGATAGAATAAGTGGACAGGATCAAGCAACATTAGTAAAGCTATATAATAAAGTATTTAATGCTAATAAAAAACCAAGCAGTTGTGGAAGTTGTGTAAAGCAAACTGTTGCACAATTAGCTAAAGTTTATGTAAATAGTTGTAAATTAGAAAATAATGAGTCAGATATTTAGATTCTGTTGTAGATGTGTTAGAATGACGCTAATGCAAGATAATTGTTGTTATTTCTGCAAAGGTAAGTTTGTAGTCGCAAGTCCAACAGACGATTTTAAAATCAAAAGAAGAAAAAAGGAAGTTGCAGAATCATACTAAGGTATATATGAATTTTTTCGGCTATGATGAAAGCTCGACCATACTATGCGAAATGTGTGAAGATGTTGCAGTGGACATTCACCATTTAGAACGTAGAAATAAAATTAAAAATGATTATATAGAAAATTTAATTGGTGTTTGTCGTGATTGTCATATAAAAGCAGAATCAGACAGATGTTTCAATATGTATTGTAAAATAAAGCATTTAGAAAATGTATGCGTTCAAATTTATAGCTTAATAGAATTAGAAAAAAGATTAAAGCAATATGAAAATAGAAAAGATAGAGATAAATAAATTACAACCTGCAAGTTACAATCCAAGACAGATAAGCACAAAGCAATATAAGGATTTAAAAGAATCAATTGAAAAGTTTGATTTAGTTGATCCTATTATTATCAATAAGGACATGACAGTTATTGGTGGTCATCAAAGATTGAAAGTTTGCAAAGACTTAAAACATACAGAAATAGATTGCGTTGTATTAGACTTAACAAAAGAAGAAGAAAAAGAATTAAATATAAGACTCAATAAAAGTGGTGGTGAATTTGATTTAGACATATTAGCAAATGAATTTGAAATAGAAGAATTGAAAGATTGGGGTTTTAAAGAAATAGAATTAGGACTTAATATAGATAAAATAGATATTGAAGAACAACCTTCAAATGATAATTATATTATTACAATCACAGAAGAGGATATAAGCAAAGCTAATGCAATTTATAAAGAATTAGATGAAAGAGGCTTTAAAGCAAAAATAAAGCTATAACGGTTTAAAAACGGAATCAATGAATAAATTTCCAAACAAAGCAACACAGTTTAGTTCTACTAATCAACCTAAGAAGAATGGTAGACCAAAAGGTAGAAGAAATGTAGCTACAGTATTAAAAGAATTGTTATCTGTGCAAGATACTAATATGGGTGGTGAAGGTGATTTCGGTTCGCCAATAGCTAAGATGTTGATACAAATAGCGTTCCATAAGGATAGCAATAACAATGAAAAGCTAAAAGCAATAAAAGAAATATTAGATAGAATAGAGGGTTTACCAGATCAGAATGTTAATGTAAGTGCAACGCCACCTTCTTGGATCAATGAAGATGAAGAAACAAGCTAAACCATATTATGATTTAAAACAATCTAAAAAAAGATTATGCGTTTTACAAGGTGGAACAAGATCAGGAAAAACATATTCTATCCTACTTGCATTGATTGAATTTGCTTATAAGAATAAAGGTAAAGGACTTTATATCACAATTGCAAGAAAAACATTTCCTGCATTAAGGGGAACGGCAATGCGAGATTTCTTTGATATTATAAAAAAAGAAAATCTATATGACGAAAAGCTACACAATAAATCAAGCAGTTTATATACACTATACGGCAATTACTTTGAGTTTATAAGCGTTGACCAACCTGCAAGAGTTAGAGGGCGTAAACGTGATATTCTATTTCTTAACGAATGCAATGAATTTGGTTTTGAAGAATACACACAACTTGCATTAAGAACTACATTTAAAATAATCATTGACTTTAATCCGTCTGACGAATATCATTGGTTATACACACAAATAATTGATGCAAATAGAGATGACGTAGATTTTCATATATCAACATATAAGGACAATCCGTTCCTAGATAAAACAACAGTATCAGAAATTGAAAGATTAAAAGAAGTAGACGAAAACTTATGGCGGGTTTTTGGTGAAGGTCAACGAGGGGTCGCGACTGAAACCATTTTCCCGTCATTTAACATAATTGATAGCATTCCAGAAAACGCATCTGAAATAGCATTAGGATTAGACTTTGGGTTCTCTGCTGATCCTACAAGTTTAGTGAAAGTATATAAACACGATTTAGATTTGTATATTGATGAACTGATTTATGAAAAGGGTTTGACTAATCAAGACATAGCACATAAGATTAAAGACTTAGGAATTGACAGAAGCATTGAAATATATGCAGATAGTGCAGAACCAAAATCAATAGAAGAAATTTTTAGAATGGGTGGTATTAATATCAAACCTGCAAAAAAAGGCGCAGATTCTATTCGTATTGGAATTGATGTTTTAAAAAGACATAAAATAAATATCACTAAAAGAAGCATCAATGCAATAAAGGAATTTAGAAACTATAAGTGGATTAAAAACAAGAATAACGAAATAACAAACAAGCCAATAGATGCTTTTAACCATGCAGTTGATGCAGTTAGATACGTTGCATTAAATAAGCTAATGGTATCGTATTCTGGTAAGTATTATATATCGTGAAACTATACAACGGAGATTGCTTAGAAGTAATGAAGTCAATAGCTGATAAAAGTATTGATGCTATTATTACTGATCCACCATACGGAACAACAGCTTGTAAATGGGATAGCGTTATACCTTTTGATTTGATGTGGGAACAATTAAACAGAATAATAAAACCAAATGGCGCAATCGTTTTGTTTGGTTCTGAACCATTTTCAAGTCATTTAAGAATTTCAAACATAAAAAACTATAAATATGATTGGGTTTGGGATAAAAAAATACCTAGTGGAATGTGTAACGCAAAAATAATGCCTATGCGACAATCTGAATTAATAAGCGTATTTATTAAAGGCAAGAATTTTTATTACCCACAAATGATGCTTAGGGATAAACCTATACATAGTGGTGGAAATAAAGATAGTATTAGTGGTGGTAACAAAGGGATTAAAGGCGAATTTAAAAAGACATACACACATAAATATCCTACGACACATTTGGTGTTTGATAAAATAAGAAGGGGTAGTTTACATCCTACACAAAAACCAGTTGCATTAATGGAATACTTAATTAAAACATATACCAACGAACAAGAAACTGTTTTGGACTTCACAATGGGTAGTGGAACAACAGGCGTTGCTTGTTGTAATACCAACAGAGATTTTATTGGTATTGAATTAGACAAAGACTATTTTAAAATAGCACAAGACAGAATAAAAAACGAATTATAAACTTTTATATTTATTAGTAATGAAAGAAGTTAAATTAACTATTCCAGATAGGTGGTCAGACATAACTATTGAAACCTATCAAAAATATGTAGAAATACAAGAAGGCAAAGGAAGTGAGAAAAACAAAGTTATAAAAAGTCTAGCGTTGTTATGCAATGTTAGTCCTTTTGTAGTTAAAAAAATGGCTTATAAAGACTTGTTAGAAATAATGAGCATAATAAAAAAAATGATTGACACAGAACCAGACAAAGAAAATTTTAGAAAGACATTTATGTTT